TTTCACACCTGATGATGGTTTGACACAAGAAATAATTACTATGAATTACAGAGCTAAACAAGCAGGACTCGAACCGGGAACAGATGATTACAAAGCATTCTTCCTTAATTATGGTGGTGGCGATACAAATGTTAGTGTTGATTTAAGCCAAGGTGAATTAAGTGAACAAGAATATGATAAAAAATTACAAGCCGCTTTAGTTGCTTTAGATTTGGATGACATTAAAGCAGTTCAAAAAGCAGAAGCTAACATAAGAAAATTAGACCAAGTTTTAGGCATCATTGATGAAGGAGACCCGAACTTAGGAGCATTATCAGGTTGGTATCAGGTAGTTGATGAAGTTATGGCTAAGTTTGGCTTGTCAGAAGAATCTGCTCAGTCAGCAACAGATACACAATTACTCGAAGCTTTATTGGGTAGTGATGTATTTGGAATGATTGCCATATTAGGTATCGGCGCACGTGGTATTGATACACCTGCTGAAAGAGATTTCTTGATTAAGGTTATGACTGGTGAAAGAAAAATGACACCTGAAGCTCTTAGAAGAATGACTTTATACAGACGTAAATATTCAAGAATGGTAATTGAGGACTATAACAATAGACTGAAGGATGGTTATTACAAATTATACATACAACACGCAAGACCACTTAAACACATAGATGTTACACCATTACCTGAATGGCAACCACCTGCTGTTGTAGACACATTAGATGCACAAAGAGCTAGTGAATTAGGTGACAAATATAATCTAAATTAAATATGGAATACTCGTACGAAGATTTAATATTGATGCTTGACAGAGCAGACAAAGCAGGTAATGCAGGTGATGCTCAAGAAATTGTGGCTCTCATTAGGAAATATTATCCGGATGGTAAGATATCACAGGCTGTAACACCACAAGATATTATAGACCAAGCCTACATTACTGAAGAAGGGTTAGGCAACGTAGCTGTTTTAGTCGATACAGACCAAACAGACCAAACAGTACAACATCAGTTAACTAATGATGGTGTTATACGACCGCCTACAGCCGCAGAAAACATAACTCAAACAACAAGACCTGCATCTGAATTAGTCGCTACATTAGATGAGGGCCAAATAGTAACACGAGACCCAAATGGAATCATTAGTTATGTAGACCAAATTAATCGTATCGTTACAGATAATGAAGAAGTAGTAGCGGCGGCTATGGCCTACTCACGAGGAGAAGAGACAGAACATCCTGCTAAGGTGTATTCAAGATTGAAAGCAATGGAGAATGTTGGCTTTACACAGAATCCAATTAATTACATAGCAGGACTAACAGGAAACATTGTAGAAGGTGGTTTAGGTTTAGGAAGCTACAGAGACGAAGCAATGGGAGGTTTGAACAATGCTGTAAACTGGTTATACCAAGCCGCTACTGGTCAAGGAGATTTTGCTGACCAAGGTGGAGGGCAGTTTACTAAACCCGGTCTCCCGGAAAACCTAGTAATGACAGGAGACCAAATTTCAGCAAAGTCAGCGCAAATTGATGAAGATTTCGATGAAGCTTATGGAAAAACTGCAATAGCTATGAACGTAACAGGTGGATTACTGACTGGTTATATGGCAGGTTCAACTAAAGCGGCCCAAAGGCTTTATAAATGGATTAATGGGTTACCTAAGATATGGAAAGGATTAGCATTGTCTGGTACTGGCGGCTTAATAGGTGGAACAGAAGGTGCTATCTACGGATATGGAAGAGGTGAACCCGGTGATAGAGTTGATGAAGCTATTGACCAAAGTTTATTGGGAGCAGGAATAGGTGCAGTTGTAAACCCAATGATAATGCCTATACAATATGGATGGTCAAGAATAGCAAATGGACTTAAAGACAAAAGTACAGAAGCTATAGCATCATTGTTTCAAGTCACAAAAGATACCGCACGAATTATTAAAGAAACTGTTGGTGAGACAGGTGCAACGCTAGAGGATATGTTAGCAAATTTAAAAAGAGGTGGTGATGAGGCTATGTTAGCAGATGCAGATATAGCCACACAAGTTATTACAGATGCAGTAGCGGCGGCAGGTGGAGAGGGCGCATCAACAGTAAATACAGCATTAAGACAAAGGGTAACTAACACATATCAAAATCTAGATACTGCAATGAATCAGAATATAGCTGATTTACCATACATGAAGAAACATCCTGATATAAAAGCAGACCCTCAAGAAATAGCGGAACAACAAGCCAAAAAGACTGCTCCGAAGAGAGAAAAAGCATATCAGAAAGCATACGCTCACCAAATTGATTATCTAACTCCAAAAGGTGAAGCAGTTAAAAAAGCTCTAGATGATATTGATGAAGATATGTTGACTGAAATATTAAAAAGAGTAAATAGTTCAATTAAAAAAAGCACAGGCGATACTACTGAGTTGACTTTAAATCGTACTATTAATGCCGCAGGTGATGAGGTAATTACTTTGGGCAGAATGCCTACTATGAAACAGCTTGATTACATAAAACGTGAATTAAGCCACATTGCATACAGTACACCGGGAGTACCGGCGGTAGGAGAGCCATTACCTGCACTAAGTCAACGAGCAAAAGATGCTTTAGAGTTACGTTATAATTTGTCAGAAGCTTTAAAAGCGGCTAATCCTGCTTATAAGAAGGCAGTCAAGCTAGGACAAGACAAAATAACACGTGAAAACGCTTTATACATGGGTTACCGCATGTTAAACCTTGAAGTCTCTCCGCAAATGGTTACGAGAATGCTAAAAGATGCAGGAGAGGCTGAGAAACAATACGCTAGGATGGGTATAAGAGCAAATCTAGAGTCTATTGTTCGCAGGATGAGGCCTACACCTTCAAGAATGCCGGATTCTAAAGAATTAGATGAAATGTGGAAAATCCTATCATCTTTGGATAACCGAGACATATTAAGACAAGTTTTAGGGCCAAAAGAATTTAAAGCTATGGTCAAGGAGTTAGACAAGGCAGAAGTAGCTATTAAATTGAGAGTCTCAGTAGCAGAAAATAGTAAGACAGCCATACGTAGTAATGTTTACAAGTCTATTGAACAGGCTACTGATGAAGCCTCTACAATTAGACAAACCATGGCAGAAGGTAGAGGAATAGAAGCAACAAGAAAAATTATACAAAGAATTAACGAAACACAAGCTATTTCTAGAAAACACAAAAAACTTGTATTAAGAGAACTTGCAAACGCTATGACTGGTACAAAAGGAAAAGCGGCTATGGAACAATTAAAAGAAGTTTATAATGCTGTTAAGCATGGACAGCAAACAATGGAACATATTGAATATCTATCTAATTTACTGGCTACACGTATTAACTTAAACTTAATATCAGGTGCAGTTACAAAAGGAAGAGAAATTAGAGATTACGTCCAAGGGGAGCAAGAATGAAACAAGAAGCAATGACAGAAGACCAAATTCAAGGCATAGCTAAGGATGCTCTAGATGCCGCAAAATCATTCGTTGAAAGTGAAATAGCTGACGATAGAATGAAATCTCAGCGATATTTCGAGGGTGAGGTCGATATTGGCGAAGAAGATGGACGTTCTAAGATAGTTTCTACTAAAGTAAGGGATACCATAAGGGCGATTAAGCCTAGTTTGATGCGAGTGTTTTTATCCTCAGAGAACCCTGTAGAGTATATTCCTACCAGTCAGGAAGATGTAGTAGGCGCAGAACAAGCCACTAAATACGCTCATTGGAAATTTCAGCAGTTAAATGGTTACAGGTTACTTAACGATGCCATACACGATGCTTTAGTTAAGAAAACCGGTATATTAAAAATTTGGTGGGAAGAAAACACTTCAGCCACTATTCATACATACTCAAACGTAACAGAAGATGAAATGGCGGCTATTGTCAACGAAGAAGATGTAGAAGTCATTGAACATACTGAAGAAACAGAAATTGAAATTGATGAAACAGGTGTACAAACACAGGAAGCAATGCATTCACTTAAAGTAAGCCACAAAAAATCAAATGGTGAGCTGAAAATGGAATCTGTACCACCTGAAGAGTTCTTAGTAGATAGAAACGCAAAGAGCATTGAGGATGCATACATTGTAGCGCATAGAACAGAAATGCGTGTAAGTGATTTAGTAGAGATGGGTTATGACTTTGATATGATTTCAGAATTATCCGGTATAACCTCAGATGATTCTTATAATGATGCAGAAGATTTTGAGCGTAAAGGTTACGAACAAGATGAAGAAGAAAATACACAAGACATTTCAATGAAAAAAGTTTCTGTTACTGAAGCTTATATGAAAATGGACAAAGAAGGAACAGGTATTGCCATGATGTACAGAATACTAATGGCAGGTGGTGATGATAAAGTCTTAGAGTGTGAGCCTTATGGTGATGTGCCATTTGCAGTATTTGAAATAGACCCTGAGCCACATACATTCTTTGGACGTAGTGTTGCAGACCTACTTATGAATGACCAAGATTCTTCTACAGCAATGCTTAGAGGTATGATGGATAATGTAGCCTTGACTAACTCCCCAAGACAAGGCTATGTTCAAGGTCAGGTCAATGTAGACGATTTAATGAACAATGAGATAGGTGGACTCGTAAGATTGAAGTCACCACAAGCGCTTGTAGATATTGCAACTCCTTTTGTCGCAGGTCAGGTATTAACTGCGATGCAATACATGGACGATGCTGTTGAAGCTAAATCAGGTGTAAGCCGGGCTTCTATGGGGTTAGACCCTGATGCATTACAAAATACCTCAGCTACTGCGGCTCGTCTACAAGCACAACAAGGTTCAGCTCAGATTGAGGTTATGGCTCGAAATATTGCCGAGGGCGGTATGAAACGTCTATTTAAGCTAATGCTCAACCTATTAGTAGAAAATAGCTGTGAAGAGACTTTAATGCGCTTATATGGCAATTTCCAACCAGTAGACCCAAGGGTTTGGAACACAGCTATGGATATACAGGTAAATGTGGGTGTTGGTACAGGTCAGGAAGCTGAAAGACATGCGGCTTTAGCTCAAGCACTACAAATGCAGTTACAGATATGGAATCAATATGGTAGTGGTAATGGCCTTTGTTCATTGACTGGAATACGTAACACAATGGGTGATATGTTAGCTTTACAAGGTGTTAAGAATGTTGATAGATACTTTAACCCAATTAATCCTGAGATTGAAGCTCAGTTAATTCAACAGCAACAAGAACTGGCGGCACAGTCTCCGGAAATTACTGAAGCTGAGGCTCTAGTACAAGCAGAACAGTATAAAGCTGATAAGAAAGCTGAAATGGATATGGTTAAACTTCAAATAGATGCACAAAAAGCACTAGCAGTAGATGACAGAGAGCGAGATGCATTAGACCAAGAATTGATGATTAAAGTAGCAGAAATACTAGGAAAGTATGGCACTTCTGTAGATACCGCACAAATAAAAGCGGCTCAAGAGAAGGCTAGATACCCACAAGAATCACCTGCAAAAGCAGTAGAGGGAGGTAGATTCTAGTGGCTAACAAACTTTCAATTGTAGAAAAATCTGCTAAGATGAGAACATTACAGGCTGATGACACATTTCAATTAGCCTTTAAAGAGATTACTGAACAGCAAGTCGCTGTTTTTGTAAATGCTGATTCCACAGGGGAACAGCGAGAGGAAGCACATAACATAATTTGTGCTTTAAGGAAGATTGAGGATTACTTCGACTCGGTACATACTGATGAAGCAATGCAAAATCGTAAACGTAAGAAATAGGAGACAGCATCGTGGCAAAAGACACAACTGAAACCAAACCAATCAGCACCATAGAGGATGCTGTAGAGAGCATTGTTGCTCCAAGTGAAGAACCAACTGAAGAAGTTTTAGAAGCTCAGGCAACGGAAGAGGCTACTGAAGAGGTAGAAGCTACTGCTGAGGCTGAAACTGAAGAAGTTGAAGAAGAGGAGGAAGTTGAAGCTTCTGACTCGGATGACGAAGACCTTATAGAAGAGCCAAGTCAAGAAGAGCCTGAATTATATTCTGTCAAGGTAGATGGACAGGAGAGACAGGTAACCTTAGATGACTTAAAGCAAGGCTATAGTGGACAAGAGTACGTCCAACAAGGTATGCAGGAAGTTGCGGCGGCAAAGAAAGAAGCCGAAGCAGTCTACACAGCCTTGAATAATGAACGTCAGCAAATGGCTGATTTATACAATCAACTCCAAAATGGAGGATTTGCACCTGAGCCAGTTAAACCTACTAAAGAGGAATTTGATGCTGACCCTATTGGGTACATGCAAAAGAATCTTGAGTATGAAGAGGCAAAGGCTAATCATGATAGGCAAATGGCACAACTCCAACAGGCTTCACAGCAAAATAGTGTGGCCCAACAGAACGCTAAACAAGCTTATCTACAAGAACAGATGCAAATACTCCAAAAAGAAATCCCTGAATTTGCGAATAAAGATTCACGCACAAAATTAAGGGAGCAGTTAGTCGCTACCGGTCAATCTAAGTATGGTTACACTACTCAGGAAATTGACCAAATATCTGACTATCGAGCGATTAAAGTATTGCACGATGCTATGAAGTATCAGGATATTATTTCAGGTAAATCAAAGGCCCAAGTGAAAACTAAGTCTGCGAAACCTGTGGTAAAGCCGGGTGCTAAGAAAATGGCAACTCCAAATGCTAAAGTACGTTCTCGCCAAAAGGCAAAACTAAGGGAAACTGGCAGTATCGATGATGCTGTTAGTTTAATTGTTAATAGTTAATAGGGAGAAATATCATGGCTCAACCTACAAACACGTTTGACAGTTATGATGCAAAAGGTATTCGAGAGGACTTGGAGAACGTCATTTATGACATATCCCCTGAAGAAACACCATTTTATTCTAGCTGTAAGAAAGTGACAGCCAGTAATACCTACCATGAACATCAGACAGATGCGTTAAGAGCATCTGCGGCTAATGCTCATATTGAGGGTGATGCAACAACAGCAGAAGCAAGAGTTGCAACCACTCGTCTAGGTAATTACACGCAAATCTTCAAAAACGCTGTAGTCATTCCTGATACCGACAAAGGCTTAGACAAAGCCGGTCGTGCATCTGAGATGGCATATCAGACTTTGAAGATTGCAAAAGAGCAAAAACTCGACATCGAGAAGGCACTCTTTGACAACAACGCAAGGGTAGCAGGTTCAGCATCTGCGGCTCGTGAATTAGCAGGAGCGCCTTGTTGGTTTACTTCTACTATTCAAAACAAGGGTTCAGGAGGCGCACACGCTTCAGGTGATGGTACTGATGCTCGTACAGATGGAGCGCAATCAGTATTCAACCAAACCAAATTTGATGCGGCAATGCAATCAATTTGGGAGAAGGGTGGTAAACCTGATGTTGTTTATCTAAGTGCATTTCAGATGAACAAGGCATTAGACTTTGAAGGTATGAACAACCAACGCTCTACTATTGGAGCGGCAGTTGGTGGTACTAACGCAGTTGTAAATGCTGTAGATGTATATGTAACACCTTGGGGTACAGTTGATTTTGTACCTACTCGTGAAAATCGAAGCAGGGATGTTTTCATCATGCAGAATGACATGTGGGCAGTCGCTGTTCTTAGGGGAACTAAGAATGTCGAACTAGCCAAAACTGGTGATAATTCAACTCGTCAAGTTGTGACTGAGTTGACTCTCGTTTCTAAGAATGAGAAAGCATCAGGCATGGTTGCAGACTGTACTACTTCATAATGAGGTAGAATAATAGAGTGGGAGGTCTGAGTTAAGCCTCCCACACTACTAGGAGAAACGTGAGCAAGATTAAAGAAACTGTACATCACGACAATAAAACTGGTAAGATAATTGTCGAGAGTACATACGACAACAACCCTGCACTTGAAAGGGTAGAACAACTTAATAATGCAAAGGTTGGTCTAACTGGGGAGAACAGGTTAGTTGGTTCGATACCAATTCACATCATAAAAATGTGGTGTACTGAGGCAGGTATCAAATGGAGTGATATAGAGGCTCGTAAGCAAGTCGTGAAGAGAAAGATTCTTAGTGGCGAATTTGATAAACTTCGAGTATGGAAAGGAACTTTTTAGAGGAGATTTAGAATGGCAGATACAACGACTACAATATACTCCTTGGTGAAGCCAGAAGTAGGAGCTTCTGCTGATACTTGGGGTACAAAGTTAAATACATCACTAGACACGCTAGATTCGTTATTAGCAACAGGTACTAGCGTAAAAGGTGGTGATATAGCATCAGCTTCACCTTTAGTTATTGATACTGATGGCAGTTACTTCGATGTAACAGGAACTACTGGTTTTTCAGCTATGACTGTAGCGGCTGATAAACAATTCGCTTTGCAGTTTGATGGTGCATTGGTAATGACACATCATGCTACTAATTTAGACTTGCCGGGAGCGGCAAACATAACAACAGCCGCAGGGGATGTAGCAATCTTTCAATCGACAGGTGCTAATACAGTCCAATGTCTAAGTTATACGAGGGCAGATGGTACACCAATAGCAATAGGTGATAATTCAATAGATAGTGATGCTTATGTTGATGGAAGTATTGACGAGGTACACCTATCAGACAATTCTGTTGATAGTAGAGCCTATGTAGATGGAAGTATAGATTTAGCACACATGTCTAGTGAATCTGTAGATGAAGATAATCTATATATTTCAAATGCAGGAACTAATGGTTATTTCCTACAAAAGCAATCAGGCAATAATGGTGGAATGACTTGGGCAGAAGTGCCTGAAGGTGAAGATTACATACCTGATGGTACTGTAATGGTTTTTTTCCAAGCATCAGCACCAACTGGATGGACAAAAGTTACAAGTCAGAATGATAAGACATTAAGGGTTGTATCTGGTTCAGGTGGTGGTACTGGTGGTGATTGGGCAATGTCATCAGGTGAGACAACATCTTCGGATGGCGCACACACCCACACATCAGCCGCACATACTCATGGTGCAGGTTCTTTTGCCGCAGGAGCGCATACACTAAGTACAGGTGAGATGCCTTCGCATAACCACTCATATACAAGATACTCGTCACTACAAACTGGCGGCCCGGGTAACCCTGCTTATGGTGGATTTCCTGCTTGGAGAAGCACATCAAGTCAAAGTACAGGTAGTAGTGGTAGTGGTAGTTCTCACTCTCACAGTTTATCAGGAACTTCGGCTTCAACAACTCCGGGTGCAACTGGTTCATCAGGAGCGCATACACATACCATACAAGCACCACAGTATATTGATGTTATAATCTGTAGTAAAGATGCCTAAAGGTAAAAAAGATTTAGAAATAGTATTTACTTGTCCTCTTGGGAGTGAGTGTGAAGAGATAAAGGATAATAAAATACATAGGTGTATGTGGTACACCAAGTTGGTAGGGATGAATCCAAATACTGGTAAAGATATTGAGGATTGGTCTTGTGCTATATCTTGGATGCCCACATTACAAGTAGAAATGTCTCAGACTAATAGAGGACAGACACAAGCACTTGAATCTTTTAGGAATGAAACAGTAAAAGGGCAGTCAGAGTTTAATAAGATTTTGGCAAATGGTAGAACAAAAAGATTAAATAATTAAAGGAGATAAGATGGCAATTATATCAATGACCAGACCTGATGATGCGGTGACTGTAGATGGCAATGGACAATCAGTTGACTTATCTTCATTGGCTTCAAATATTCATGCTATTCAATGGGATGGCTCGACTGGACATATTGAGTACAATGATGGTACGGCAAACGAAACTATAGACAGTATGTCACCATACACAGCTTATACAGATGCTCATGCAACTGCAAAGGCAACAGAAGATGCGGCACTTGCGGCAGAGGCTCAGTCTCGTCAGGATGACCAAGATGCAATGGATGCTTGGGCGGCATCATATAAAGGCAAAAGACAGGCTGAATATCCAAGTATTGGTGACCAGTTAGACGCATTGTTTCATGCAGGAACATTCGATGCAACAATGACAGCAACAATTCAAGCAGTAAAGGACAAATATCCAAAATAAGGATTAAATGAATGAGCAAATTGTCTATTATGGATTTACCAATAATCCAGATAGACCACATGGTTTACTACATGGTAAAGAACCAACACCTGCGATAAAAGAGTTTGTGGGTGATGCTCATGATTTAAGATTTTTAAAGTGTCCTGCATACAAAGATGTAATGCGAAATGTCTTTGCAATTCCTTCTTGGTTTACTTTGGAATTAGTAGTTGAGTCAATTGGATTAGGCTCTAATATTGTATCTCAAGATTTCCTTGATAACTATATAACAACTCATAGTGAGAAGAAAAATGTATATGCAGTAGAACAATCCATGATGTGCATAGCCAAAGATGATTCATTGCTAATGACACAAGAACCTGCATCTATGACAGATAATTCTTTTACAAGAAGTTGTGGTGTTATAAGTGGAACATTTGATATTGGAAAGCACTTTAGAATGTTGTCTTGTGCTTTTTTTGTCAAACAGGGTGTTAATAAAGTAAATATCAATGAGGATGATTCCCTCTATTATTTAAGATTTCATACTGATAAGAAAATAAAGTTTGTTCCATTTTTTATGAGTCCTAAGTTTGAGTCTCTTATATTAAATCTTGGATTTCAAAATACAAACTCAAATTCTTGGAAACCTTTGGAATATTACTATAAGTTGTTTAAGAAAAAGAATTTAAAGAAATTACTTGTAGAAGAAATTAAGAAAAATCTCTTATGATAAACCATGCCTTTTCTGTTCCTGTAGGACAATATGACCTCAACAGAGAACTTACAAAACAAGAGAAAGATTTTCTTGATAGTTTGGAGATGGTTGATAACCAACATAATTTAGTTAGTGATAACAGTTATGTGTTGGAAACTTTAAGTGAACTAAAAAAAGAATTAGAGAATATTGTAAATACTTATGCCAATGAGATATTCAACCTAACAGATGATGCTGAATTATATATAACACAGTCTTGGGTTAATCATACCAATGTTGGGCAAAGGCATCATAAACACTATCATTACAACTCACTTATATCTGGAAGCCTTTATATAGATGTAGAACCAATGCGAGATGCGATTGAATTGTGGCGAGATGAAAAACCATTCTTTAATTTGTATAAAGATACAAGTAGTTGGTTTCCATGTGAAAAGGGCAGAGTATATTTATTTCCATCACATATAGAGCATTCAGTAAGAACTGTAGAGAGTGGAAACACAAGAGTAAGTTTGGCTTTTAATACTTTTATAAAGGGTGCAATAGGTACAAAACAGACAATGACGAGGTTAATAATATGAATGTTTTAGATTATGTTACTGTTGAAAATCTTATGTCCGAAGAGTTTTGTAAAGATTTTCTTAAATTGACAGATAAACAAGAATGGGAAAAACATCGGTGGACATATTCTAATGAGCCATTTAAAGAATCATCTCATAAAGAGAAAGAGGTAGATATACAGTCCACTACTGTTGAAATGCAAAATGCATTAAATCCTTATATTCAAAGGGCAACAGAAACATATCTGGATAAATTCCATGAAGATGGTTTGGTTTTTTCGGGTAATACAGATGAAAGAATTTGGATAGTAACTGAATTTACTTCCCCTCGTCTTAACAAATATGAAGTTGGCACTAAGATGAGAAAACACTATGACCATATTCATAGTTGTTTTGAAGATAGAAAAGGAATACCAGTTTTATCTTTTGTAGGGGTTTTTAATGACGATTATGAGGGTGGCAAGTTCATGCTA